AAAGAACTTATAATTTATAAGGCTATTCCTATTTCTATACCTTACAGAAAAACGTAAAGCTTAAGGCTTATATAAGCTTATATAAGCCTAAAGCCTAACTAGGCTATAATAGATATATAAATAAGTTATATAAGCCTATATAAGCCTTAAGCCTTAGCATGTTCTTTGCCAAAGGCGTTAAAAACTTCTCAAACTTCAAAATCTATACCATACAGACAACAGAGCGTGGTGGTATGTGGTAGAACATATTGCGGCTCAATGAAATATTTTAACAACTAATATTAACAAATAGAAAATAACTTTAAATTGATAGGCGGTATATTTATGGCTGGAAAGGGCGGAGCTAGGCCAGGGGCTGGTAGGCCTCCAAAAAGTACAGTAGAGAAAAGTACCATAGATAAATCAAGTATAGATAAATTAAAGAAATTAGGTATAGATCCAATTAATATATTAGTTAAAGAATTATCTAAGCTTAAAGGCAAGGATGATTTTAGGTCACAAAATTTACGAGTTCGAATAGCTGAAAAGCTGTTAGAATATGGGTATCAAAAGCAACCAGTTGGTCAGGCTTCATTGCAACAGGCAAACGTGCCAGTATTAACTATAGTGCAAAAAACTGAACCAGCGCTTAAACCCGTATCAATATTAGAAAATAGCGACGCTGTTATTAACCATGCGCCAAATACAGATGACGAAACTAACTGAGAAAGTTTATAAGGTGTACATCACATACTATACCGACGGATCTTATTATATTGGTTTTACCGCTAAATACGGAACGGCATTAGCTACTTATTTCGGATCAAATACGATTCGAGATAAATTGGTAAGTCACAAAGACATTGTTTTTACTTCTAAAAGTAAAGCAACGGCTAAACTTTTTGAGCTTCTTTTACAATTATCCAGATTGGATTCCTCTTGGTGTGTGAACAGCATGTTAAACGTAAGAGTTAGAAAAGAGCACATGAAGGACTTACCGAAGTTTAAATTAACTTTTGAAGACGATAAATACAACAATAAAGATAAACAATGAATATAGATAAACTAAGAGAACAATTAAAAATTGATGAAGGTGTAAAATACGAAATTTATAGAGATCATTTAGGTTATTTAACTTTTGGCATAGGCCATTTAATTACTGAAAAGGATCCTGAATATGGACAACCTATTAAAACAGAAGTTTCTGCAGATAGGGTTAATGAAGTATTTAATGCTGATGTACAATTATATATAAATGAAACTAAAAAAGTATTTCCTGATTTAGAATCTAAACCTGATTCAATACAATTAGTACTTGTTAATATGTGTTTTAATTTAGGTGCTCCAAGATTACAAAAATTTAGAAAATTTATTACTGCAATTAATGATGAACAATGGGCTGAAGCAGCTGTTGAAATGATGGATAGCAGATGGGCAAGACAAGTTGGTCCAAGAGCAGAAAGATTAAGAGACGTAGTTTTAGAACAAGCTAACTGAAAGCATTATAATAAATCTTTGGATATATATTCAAAATATAGTAAATAAATATGAATCATAAAATAGAACTTTTCGACTTTCAACAGGAAGTTTTAACTGATCCTGCTAGGTTTAAGATAATGGCATCAGGAAGAAGAGTTGGTAAATCATATTTAGCAGCCGTTGCTGCATATAATCATTGTTTAGAACAATCAAACAGAAGAGCCTTAATAATTGGTCCAACTGTTTCAATGATAAGAGAATCTATTTGGACAACATTAAAAGGTTTGGTGCATCCAGATCATATAAATGGTTATCCAAGAGAAATAGATTTAGAAATAAGATTTATTAATGGATCTAAAATTACCTTAAAAGGTTTTGATAGACCAGATAGTTTAAGAGGTATATCACCATCACCTACATTTATTGTATTAGATGAGTTTGCCTATATTAAACAAGATGCATTTACTGAGGTTATATTACCTATGACTTCAGACCCACAAAGAAGAGCAAGTGTATTTGTAATAAGTACACCAAAAGGTATAACCAATGACTTTTATAAGTTATGGGTTAAAGGTCAAGAAGATAAAACAGGCTTATGGAAGTCTTGGCAGTTTACTGCTGAAGATGTTAGGCCTGATATGAAAGAGGAAATTGAACTTGCTCGGGTTACAATGGATTTAAAAAGTTTTAATCAAGAATATTGCGCCACCTTTAACAACACTGGTGATGCTGTATTTTATAATTTTAATAGAAATATACATGTAACAAATAACCTGTTGCCTATTGAGCCAGGTGAGCCAATACATATTAGCATTGACTTTAATGTTAGGATAATGGCTTCAACTGTATGGTGCCACCGTGGTAACCAATTACATGCAATGGATGAGTTCTTTGGCAATGCCGATACTTATCAATTAATTAGATCTATAAAAGGTCGTTACAAAAATAGAGATATAATTTGTTATCCTGATGCATCTGGTAGAGCAATGAAAACCAGTGCTGCTACAGGTACCACAGATTTTAGTATATTAAGGAATGCAGGATTTAAAGTATTAGCAAGGTCTAAGCAACCACCATTGGTTGATAGTGTTAATGCTGTTAATGCATTGTTAAAGGATGCTAAAGGTAATACAAGATTATATTTTAATAAAGAAAAGACTCCAAGGACAATTGCCTCGGTTGAGACAACAACTTGGAAAGAAGGTTTTACTACAGGTATGGATAATGCTATTATTGACAAATCTAAAGGTGTTGAACACTTTTCAGATGGTGTAAGATATATATCTGAGTTCTTATATCCTATAGGTAAACATAAACCACAAGTTATCCGTGATAGGTCGTGGTCATTTTAGTTCGTAACTAAATAATCAATATTATATAATAAAGTTAATCAATGGTAGCTATTAATCAAATGGCACTAAACCATTGGTGTTTAAAGCTTATTTAAATTTTTGTGGTCCGAAAGCAATACATTCGAGCCGAGCTTTTTCAATTTAACCGCCTAGAGCCCAGCAAAAACTATGTTTAGCAAGGCAGGCGTGGTTGTACGACTAGGGCGCTTTCAATTCAAATAGAACTGACTGACCGCCTAGTAGGCCTCGGGGCGTTATGGGCGGATGGGGACTAGATCCCTCTTTTGGCGTCGGGCTGTGTGGCCAATCGCACTTTGTCGAATACCAATTTCTTTTGATCTTGGATCGGCCAAATCAAAAATTATTTTAATTAATCCGAACCAAATGTTTTGGTTCATTCTAAAGTTTAGGAAACACAATATGGCAATTAGATATAAAAACAGTTCAATCGTTAAATCAACGACAACTGCCAAAGGCCCAGGATATCCAAATGATGAATACCTGAGTCAAGTAAACGAATGGAAACGAAACAGAGCAATTATCCAAGGTCCATCATATACCAAGGATTATGATTCTGTGCCTTCAAGTGACAATTTATTACTTCCGTTTAACCCTACAATGACACAAGAGCAATATGATTTTTATAAAGCTGAAGCTGAGGTACCAGGAGTATCTAGTGAATTTTGTAAAATGATTATAGGTGGTTTATTAAGAAAACAACCAATGCTAGAAATTACTGGGGCTCCAAGCGAAGCAAAGCAATGGATATTAGATGATATAGGATCTGACAAAAGTAATCTTATTTCATTTTTAAGCACTGCTTTATGGGAAGAATTACAAACATCAAGAGCTTTTATACAAATAGACTTTCCTGTTGTAGATTTAGAAAATTTAACACCAGCTGAAAGAAAAGAAGTTAAACCATATCCAGTATTACATCATGCTGAGAATATTGTTAACTGGTCTGAAGCTACTGATGCAAAAGGTCAAGTTAAATTAGATCAACTAATTACTAGATATTTTGTACTTGAACATGATCCAAATAGTCCATTTCATCCAAAATACATTGATACTGTACAAGTTCATAAATTAGATGAAAATGGTTTATATCTAATTGACACATATATTAGAAATACATCTGATACACCAACATTTATTGATGGTGGAGTTGATTATAATTTTGATCAATTAACAGATGATTGGGTTTTAAAAGGAACTAATGAAAATTTATTCCAAAATGGCAAAAGAATGGATTATATTCCATTTTATCCGCTAAATGGATCTGTTGAATGTGTAGATCCTTTAATGACTGCTATTGTAAATAGAGAAATTGCTTTATATAATAAAATTTCAAGAAGAAACCATTTATTATATTTAAGTGCAACTTATACACCTGTTGTTAAATCTGATTCATTAACAGAAGCTGAAAAAGATAATCTTGTTAGACAAGGTCTTGGTACTTGGTTATTTGTTAATAAAGATGATACTGTTGAAACATTACAAACGCCTACAAATGCTCTTTCTGATATGGAAGAAGCTATTAAAGGTGGTTATGATGAATTAACTAGAATTGGTGTTAAAATGTTAAGTTTAGAGCCTAACAATTCGGATCAATCCGGTGTTGCCTTAAGCTTAAGAAATGCTGCACAAAATGCTGCTTTAGCAAGTTTAAATGCTAAAATATCAGAAAGCATGAAAAAAATTATTAAACACATGATTAATTGGAGATATGATGTAAATATATCTGAACAAGATATAAGATTTAATCTATCTTCTGACTTTAATGCATCTCCAAGAGGAAGCGATTGGATGAGATTAATTACTGAATGGTATCAAAATGGATTAATTCCAAGATCAACATTCTTAGAAGTTGCTAAAAATAATGATGCAATTCCTACAGATTATGATGATACTAAAGGTAATGATGAAATATCTCAAGATAATCGTATTATTTCTCCTAGAGAACAATATGAACAAGAAATAAACGTTATTCAAGGTACTAATACTACGGAGAATTAATGGAGGAGGTCATCATGAAATGGTGGCAATTTAATTCTATAATTTTAATTTTAATGTTCCTCCTTGCATTATGGCAAGGGGGTCATTTTAATGGATTATAATAAAGGAATTTATGTAAAAATGATTAATAATGAAACTGTAGTAACTGCTGGTTTATTTGGTGTAACCGCAGGTATAACTACACAGTCTATGTTAGCTATATTTATTGGTGCAATAGCCGTTGGGGTTGTTCAACCATTTTTTAGAGTACTTTGGACTTATAGATTAAACCAAAAAATTAAAAAAAATAAAAAAGTAAAATATGTATGTTTAACTTGTAAAAGAAAGAAAAAACGTAAATGAAAATAAATGAAAATACAAACATTGCTATGCCAATTAGGAATATGTTAGCAATCGTCGCAGCAGTTGCAATGGGAGTATTTGCATATACAGAAGTCACAGCAAGATTAACAAGTTTAGAAACAAGTAGAGAATTATTTCAGGCTGATTTATTAAAAAAGTCTGAACAAAAACCAACAGATCAAGAACAATTTATGTTAATAGAAAGTTTATTTGGTGATGTTGAAAAATTAATTAAAACACAAGAACAAAATATGACCAACAAGGTTAATATTGAATTTTTAAAAACACAATTAGAAAAAGCCTTATCTGATATTGAAAAATTAAAAGAAAAGGTCAGAAAAAACGGGACATACTAAAATGATTGAAACTATCGTAGCGCTTTTGATGATAGTTAATAATGAAATAAAAGAGCATAGAATTCAAACATCGATGTCGGAGTGTCTTAAAGGAAAAAGAATAGCTTCGAGAATAATAGATGATAATGTGGAATATCAGTGTATAAAATCAAAAGCCGAACTCGAATCAAACATTGATGGTTCACAATCGATAAAGAAATTAATATTAGAATAATGACAACAGAATTTTTATTTAGACTAAAGTCAATAATACTTAAATGTAGAATGAAAGGTAAATTTCTGTTAGCCCTAAAGTTAAAGGATAAGTATACAAAGAAATGAAATATATATTGTACACAAGTTTAGCAATATATTTAATGTCAATTACTGTACTTGCTGTTGAAGCATATACAGTTTTATAAAAGGAAAAATGAATATATGATAGTAGAAGATAGAGATGATTTACTCACAGATTTTGGTAAAACAACATTAAAAGATAGGTATTTATTACCTGATGAAAATAGCCCACAAGAGGCTTTTTACAGAGCAGCAAAAGCTTATTCGGATAATGATGAAATGGCTGAGAGGATTTATAATTATTCATCTAAATTATGGTTTATGTATTCAACCCCGATATTAAGTAATGGCGGAACAGAACGAGGTATGCCAATTTCATGTTTTTTAAATTATGTAGCTGATAGTAGAGAAGGATTAACTGGTCATTATACTGAAAATGCTTGGTTAACATCTATTGGTGGTGGTATTGGAGGATATTGGGGACATATTAGATCAGATGGAACTAAAACATCTGGAGGATCTCAATCATCAGGATCTGTACCTTTTTTAAAAGTTGTAGATTCAGAAATTATGGCATTTAGTCAAGGTAAAACTAGAAGAGGAAGTTATGCCGCATATATGGATATATCACATCCAGAAATATTAGAATTTTTAGATATAAGAAAACCGTCAGGTGGAGATATACATAGAAAATGTTTAAACCTACATCATGGAATAAATATATCTAATGATTTTATGGAATTAATTGAAAAATGTATTCAAGAACCAACTTATGATGATACTTGGAATTTAATTGATCCACATACAAAAGAAATAGTTAAAAAGGTCTCAGCTAGAGACTTGTGGCAAAAAATATTAGAAAATAGAGTTGCTACTGGTGAGCCATATATTTGTTTTATTGATCATATTAATGATGCATTACCTGAACAACAAAAGAAATTAGGATTATCAGTTAAACATTCAAATTTATGTACTGAAATTACATTACCTACTGATGAAGATAGAACAGCTGTTTGTTGTTTATCATCAGTTAATTTAGAAAAATTTGATGAATGGAAAGATGATAAATTATTTATTTCTGACATTGTTAGGTTTTTAGATAATGTATTACAATTTTTTATAGATAATGCACCTGATAGTGTATTTAGAGCTAAAAATAGTGCAACACAAGAAAGATCTATTGGTCTTGGTGCTATGGGTTTTCATGCTTATTTACAAAAAAATAATATTGCATTTGAATCTGTTATGGCTAAATCTAAAAATAAATTAATGTTTAAACACATAAAAGAAGAAGCAGTAAAAGAATCAAAAAGATTAGCTATAAAAAGAGGTGAAGCTCCGGATATGGAAGGTACTGGAATGAGACATGCTCATTTACTTGCCGTTGCTCCTAATGCTTCAAGTTCAATTATTTGTGGAACAACTTCTCCAAGTATTGAACCATTTAGAGCTAATGCATATGTTCAAAAAACTATGTCAGGTTCTTTTCTTGTTAAAAACAAATATTTAGAAAAATTATTAGAACAAAAAGATATAAATAATGAAAAAACTTGGACATCAATTCTTGCTAATCGTGGTTCAGTTTTACACCTAAAAGATTTATCAGATTATGAAAAAGATGTATTTAAAACATCAATTGAAATTAATCAACAATGGGTAATTGAACATGCGGCTGATAGACAAGAACATATTTGTCAAGGTCAATCATTAAATGTATTTGTACCTGCTGATGTAAACATAAAAGAATTACACGATATGCATATGTTAGCATGGAAAAAGAAATTAAAAACACTATATTATTGTAGATCTGAAGCAATTAAACGTGCTGAATTAGTAAGTTTAAAAGTTGAAAGAACTATAATACCTGAAGCAGATGCTTGTTTAGCTTGTGAGGGATAACAAAGGAAAAAAATGAGTTTATTTGATACTAGAAATTATTATAAACCTTTCGAATATGAATGGGCGTTTGAAGCATATGATACAATGCAGAAGATGCATTGGCTTCCTAGTGAGGTTCCTTTACATGAAGATGTAAGAGATTGGAATGAAAGATTAACACAAGAAGAAAAAAATTTAATATCTCAAATATTAAAATTTTTTACTCAAGGTGATGTAGATATAGCACAAGCTTATTTAGATAGATATATTCCAAAATTTAAACCACCTGAAATTAGAATGATGTTAAGTTCTTTTGTTGCATCTGAATCTAATCATGCACATAGTTATTCATTATTAAATGATACTATTGGCGAAACAGCATTAACTAATTTTAAAGCATTTCAAGAATATGAAGAAATGTCTAATAAACATGCTTATTTGTTTAAATCAAAAGGCAAAGGCATTGAAGGTTTAATTAAAGATATTGCTTGTTTTTCTGCATTTGGAGAAGGTTTACAATTATTTGCATCATTTGTTATGCTTTTAAATTTTCAAAGATTTGGAAGAATGAAGGGAATGTGCCAAATAGTTACTTGGTCAATTAGAGATGAAACACATCATGTTGAATCTATGATTAAATTATTTCATGAATTAATAAAAGAAAATCCACAAGTATGGACTGAACAATTTAAAGCTGAATTATATCAAACTGCCCGGGATATGGTAGAATTAGAAGATAAATTTATTGACTTAGCTTTTGAAATGGGTGGTATTCGTGGATTAAAACCTGAAGAGGTAAAAAAATATATTAGATATATTGCTGATAGAAGATTATTACAATTATCATTAAAACCAAATTATAAAATTAAAGACAATCCATTAAGTTGGCTTGATTGGGTTTTAAATGGTGTTGAACATACAAATTTCTTTGAAAACAGAGCAACTGAATATGCAAAAGGTTCTATGACCGGAAATTTGTGGGGTTAATATGAAATATTTATTAACTGTAATTATGTGTTCTATTATAAATGGTGAAACAGTTTGTTTACCACCTCATACATTTGATAATAAATATAATGATGTATATGATTGTATGGTAGATGGATATAATAAATCTAGTGATAAAACTATTGAACTTGGTAGAAATGATGTTAATAAATATAATATTTATATTAAATTTGGTTGTACTGAAGAACAAAAAATAGGTAAAGGAGTTTAATAATGGCAGAATATCAAGGTCGAAAAGTAACTTTAAATAAACCTATGCGTGGTGATGTAAAAAAATTTAAAGTTTATGTTAAAAATCCAAAAGGTAACGTTGTTAAAGTTAATTTTGGTCATGGTGGTACATCAGCTAAAAAAGCTGGTCAAAAAACTATGAGAATAAGAAAAAATAATCCTGGAGCTAGAGCTAGTTTTAGAGCAAGACATAATTGTGCTAGTCCTGGTCCAAAAACAAAAGCAAGATATTGGTCTTGTAAGAAATGGTAAATAAAATGGCTTATAAAAGAAAAAGTTCAATGAAAAAATCAGCAGGTAAAGTTAAACTTACTGCAAAACAAATGAAGCTTCCAAAAGCTTTAAGAGATAAAATATTGGCGGCTAAACGTAAAGGCAAATAATGGCTTACAAAAAGAAAAAAGGTAGTGCTGGAAAAGCTTGTTGGAAAGGCTACCGAAGGGGTAAAGGTAACTCCTGTATAAAAATGAAAAAGAGGAGAAAATAAAATGTCTAGATGTTGTTGCCAAGTAAGAGCACAAAGAAAAAGAAAAATGACAATAAGAAGAAAAAGAAGAAGATAATATGATAATAAAAAATAAAAAAGAAGAAAATAGATCTATAGTTATTAATGGTAAAAATTACTATGAAAACGAATTAAATCAAACAATGAGAAATAGTTTAATTGCGTTATCAACACAAAAAACTAATAAAGCAAGATTAGAAATTGATATTAATAATTGTGAAATTTTAATTCAACATCATAGTAAAATAGTTGATGATGAACTTGCTAAAATAAAACCAATATCAGAAAGTATTGTTGCAGAAGATAAAACTTATGAAAATGGTAAAAGTTAAGGATTAAAATGTCTATAAACGATGATGTATATTCAAGAGCGCTGAAACACCGTGCGTTATTAACTCTTTACGAAAAGAGATTGGATACTGAAATTAATAAAATTTTGGCGTCACACAAAATAAAATTACAACGAATTGTAGCATTTTCTGGTACAGCAAATATAAATGCTTTAACTAGAAAATTAAATACTGAAATTCGTTTAACTTATAAAAAAATATATAAAGAAGGAATTAGTGAATTAAATAAATTAGCTGGTGTTAGTGCTAGATTTTATAAAAGTTTATTTGCTAGATCCCTAACAAATATTTATAAAGCTAAAGGTGTAAAAGATACTTTAAAAGTTAATGATTTAATTATTAAGTCAAATGGTACTTTTAGTCAACAATTAGCATCTATAAGTATTTTACAACAAAGAAGAATAAAAGGTATAGTCAAACAAGGAATGACTGAAAATAAAGCTATGGTTAATATAGCTCGTGATTTAGGAAGAAGTGGATTATTAGCTTCAGCCGTACAATTAAAAACATTAACTAGAACTGCAATAACAGAAACATCTAATTTTGTATCAAATACAACATATAAATTAAATAATGATGTTGTTCAAGGTTATCAATATGTTGCTACTTTAGATAGTAGAACTAGTTTAATATGTGGAAGATTAGATGGTAAAGTATTTGCATTAACTAATAAAAATGCACCACAACCACCACAACATTTTAATTGTAGATCAACAACTATACCTGTAATAAAAAGTGCTAATCAATTATTAAATACAAAAAATAATAGATTACAAAAACGAAAAATTGCTGGATTATCTGATAGTCGTCGTGCCTCTATCAATGGTCAAGTACCAGGTAAAACAACTTATCCGGAATGGCTAGCAAGTCAACCGAATGAAGTTAAACTGGCTGTATTAGGAAACCAAAAAAGAGTTATTTTGTTTAACTCGGGAAAAGTTAAATTTTCTCAATTTTCTAATAAAGATGGTAAATTAATTTCGTTAAAACAATTAGAAGAATTATCAAATTAATCTTTTGTTTTAAATTAAATATAACTAAGGCCGTGTCCAAAGGAAAAAAATGTCAGAAAACATTGAAAATACACAAGTTCAAGAAACTAAAGTTGAAGAAACTAAACAGCCAAATATAAAACAAATGGTTGATGAAGAAGTTTCTAAAGCAATAGCTAATATTAAAGTAAATTTAGATAATGCATATAAGCAAAGAGATGACGCTTTGTCTGAAGTAAATAAAATTAAAGAAGAGAAAAGACAAGCTGAAATTGCTGGCCTTGAACAACAAGGTAAGCATTCTGAAGCAATGCAAATAAAACTAAATGAAGTTAATGCAAGACTTGAACAATATGAACAAAAGAACACAGAATTGAGCAGAGATAATGCCGTGCGTACTCAGCTTAATGCTTTAAACTTTAAATCTGAAAAAGCTGCAGAAATGGCCTATTCAGATATTGTAAATAGTTTAAAGAAAGACGCTACAGGAAATTGGGTGCATGAAACAGGATCTAGTATTAATGAGACTGTGTCAAATTATGCTAAAGATGATAATAATGCATTTTTATTTTCTGTTAAAGCGAATATGGGCTCTGGAATATCTCCAGCTAAGCCAAGTACAGGAACCAATCCTGTCGGATCTATAAAAGATATGTCAACTGATGAGGTGCTTGATGCCGTTGCAAAAGGGCGAATTAAAGTTGACGGTGATTGGTCTGAATAAGACTATCTTTTATAATAATAACCGCACAAATGTGCATTAAATAATAAAAGGAAATAAAAAAAATGGCTGTAACAAGTTCAAATTTTAATAACATTGCGAGAGCAATTTCTGCTTACGAACAAGCAGGAAGAGCTGATGCTGCGTTATTAACTTCAACTGCTATGGTTGGTTCTGACGCTAGAATCAACGATTCAGGTGAAAATTACACTGGTACACTAAGATGGTTAGATTTTACTGATCCAACATCGTATCACAAGCAAAACGAAACTGCTGCTC